CCACTAGGTGGTTGTTGAACTTACGCGGTGGCACCTGCGCACCCACTGGCGCAAGCGTAGAACCCAGCCGCACGGTCAGCAATGAGAAGCTGCCGCCCATGCTGATCACCTCGCCAACGTAGACGCCGATCAACAGCTGGCCGGCCTGCGGCGCAGCATTGCTTAGGCGCGTGTCGAACTCGTAGAGCTTGATCTCGCAAAGCCGGTTGAAGTTCAACGCATCCTTAAAGGTTTGCAGTAGCGTCTCAGTTGCTGGGATGTCGATCGTGATGCCAACGTCGGTGCCGGGCGTGCCGCCAATCAGTCCATTCACCACGAATGGCTGATACTCCCAAGTGGCGCTGTCCCATGTGACAGCTTCGTTCACGTAGTAACTCTGAAACCGCTCGTAGTTGGTCGCACCGTTGTAGATGCGCAGGTATTGCGCTTGTCCTCTATTGCTCATTAGGCCAGCCCCTGATAACGCCGCCCGGCGTAGGAGCGGCTATTGCCCAGCAGGTTGGACGCCAACGATTGCAGCGACCGCTCAAGATCTTCGATGGTCACGTACCGCTGGCCGTTCTGCTGCAGCACCGGGCCAGTCTGCACCTGAATGGTGGTGTTGCCTTGGCTGGCGCTAGCGCGGCCAGTGCGGCCGCCTTCATTGCGCAGCACCGCATCGCCACGCTTGCCCATCAGATAGTTCAATGCAGCGCGGCCCATCTTGGATTCGGGCACGATGTACTCACGCTCGCGGCCTTCACCCACCAACGCCACGGTTGGCTTGTCCACCACTCCACCGGTGGCGAAGCGCGGCAGGCGCACTTCCGTCACCGTTGGGATGTTGGGCAACTTCAGCGCCGATAGCGCACGATTGGCACCAGCGATCAGGTTATTGATGCCGCTGATTGCGCTATTGATGAACTTCTCAACCAGCCCGATGTAACCGTTGAAGATCGACTTAATGAAGCGGCCAACAGCTTCAAACGGCCCACGCATGGCATCAGCCAAACCCTTGAAAGCGTCGCCAATGCCGCGAACCACAGCCTTGGCGCCATCCATGATCGGTTTGACCAGATGGTCGTTGAAGACTTTGATCTGATCAGAGAAGAACTTGCCGACAGCCTTGAGCGCATCGCCTATCTTGTCGCGGAAGGCGTAGATCGCAAAGCCTGCGGCGATCAACAACGCCGCCCATCCGACCGGCCCAGTGAACACCGCAGCGATGGCAGACAGGAATCCACCGCTGCCCGTGAGGATTGTGATCAATCCGCCGATGGCTTTGCCGATATTGATGATCGTCATGATTGTTGGAGCCAATACAACAAAGGCCGCGGCTACAGCGCCAACTCCAACAACAATCTGCTGCAGGCCAGGAGGCATCTGCTTGATTGCCTCCACGATCTGAATGATTACCGCGACAGCCTTCTCAATCATCGGCTGCAACACCGGCATCAGATCCCGGATCAATGTGGCCAATCCCTCGGCAATGCTTGTGATCAATGGCAGCAATGCCGTGACCGCTTCATTGAATGGCCCCGCAATAGATCGCGCGATGTTGTTGAGTGAATCATTGAACTGATCAGCCGCTTGCGCCATTTCCGTGTCGATAGTCGCGGCGTATTGACTGAGCGCATCACGGCCCTGATTCAACATCGGAATCAGATTGGCACCGCTTTTGCCGAAGAGATCCATCGCTAGCGCCGTCTTTTCGGCACCATCTGGCATCTTGGCGAACTTATCCGCCACGCCGAGCATGATCTCATCAAGGCTCAGGATATTGCCGCGTGCGTCACGGGTTGCCACACCGATCTTGCCGAGCGCTTCCGATGTTGCTGATGCAGGGTCAACAATCCCACGGGCAAGGCGTCCCATCGCCTTGCCAACTTCATCAATAGTGCTACCACTATCTTCTGCCGCTGCACCAAAGCGGCTCAGGCTTTCAACCGCAACGCCTGTGCGAATGCTGAGATCATTCAGATTATCTGCCGTATCAATCGCACCCTTGGCCAGTGCCGTTATGCCTGCAATCGCAGCAGCAGGCACCAATGCACCAAGACCCTTGAAGCCTGAGAACGCATTGCTGGCCGCCTTGGCCTGCGTTGCCGTCTTGCCTAGCGCATTGTTCAGGCCATTGATCTCATTCTCCCCGGTGACCTTGGCTTTGATAGTCAGCGCCGTGGTCATATCCAGGGCCATGGCTCAATCCCTGCGCTCGTTCACGATCTCCACCACTCTAGCTTCGATGGTCTGCAGATCATCCAGCACCGCCAACGGATCAGCGATCCGCTGCAGTTCCATCACCCAGCGCACTGCGTTGTAATCCAATCCGAGCAGGCCGCTCGGTCCGCTGCGCCATTGCGTCTGCACCGTGAGGAATACCTGCAGCGCTGGCCACGCATCAGGCTCTACCTCATAGTGCTCTGGCTCATCTGGCTCTGGCAGCTCGATGCCCATCAATGCGGCATCTGCTGCGGTGTCGTCAATCGTTGCGCCGCCCGCCCAATACTCAGCGGCGCCGATCAGTTTTTTCGCTTCTGCTCCACCAGCGACTCGAAATACGCCTCGATGATGGCGCTAGCCAGCATGGGCACCTCGAGCAGTTGCGTTTTTGCGCCCTTGCTGAAGGGCACCGGCTCACCGTCGCCGTCGGTCACATCATCCCAACCGACCAAAATCTCATCAGCCAGTGACACGTCGCTGATGCTGCCGCGCACATCCTCGCCAGCTTCGGCGGCCTTCACACGCCGCTGCACCTCGGTTTGGATCTCATTGATCCGGCTTTGACTCAGCCGCTTGAACACTGCGCTAAAGGTTGCCTTCTCACGCTTGCCACCATCAGCAGGCATCCGCAGCGTGACTGGCCAGCTGTAGCTATCGGACTGCTTGAGAACAAAAGCCAAAGGGCTGAACGTTATCGCTCAGCCCACTATGGGATGCAATCAGCTGAAGGTCAACGTAAGTTCGTCGTTGCCGGCGCTGCTTGGGATTGCCACATAGGGCAAGGTCAGCATCTGGATGCCATCCGAGTCCGAATAGGTCGGGTTCAGGATGTCCACGATCGGGGCCAGCATCGTCACCTGATTGCCGGCAGTGGTGCCGTGCATAAAGGTCAGCAGGCCGGTGGTGTCGTTGTTGGCGATGGTGAAGTAATCCTTGGCCGCAATGGTCGGCGCCTCGATCATCACCTCGCCAGCGGGGGCGCGGTTCGTGATCAGCACCTGCTTGCTGCAGCCCACCAGCTCGCGGTAGACGATCTCATTGGCGATGTCGAGGTTGACAGACATCAGGCAGCAGTCGGCATAGCCGAGCACTGAAACAGCCGAGGTGTTGCCAGCCTTGAAGATCAGCGGGGTCGCCTGATCGCTGTAGGTGGTGGCAGGTGCAGCGGTATCCGTCGGGGCGTTGTAGATGCCCGTCATGGTGAACGCCAGCGTGGGGATTTGCCCCACTTCGCAGTTCATCGTGAAGGTGCCGCGGCAGCCGGTTGCCTTGTGCAGGATGCCGTCGTTGTTGAAGTAGATCGTGGCGCTCTCGAAACCGGTGCTCACCGGGCGATAGCGCACGTTCGACTCAATGCTGTAGGTGCTGGTGCCATCGGGCGTGAAGGCCGTAGTCGATTTCTGCACCGTTGCAACCTTGGTGCTGCCCACGTAATCCGTGATCACACCCTTGCTGCCACTACCGGTGCCGCCCGTAAGGGTGATCACCATGCCGCTGTAGTAGTCGTCTGTGCTGCTGGCACCTGCCGCCAAGGTGATGCTGCCAGCGGAGCCGGCCTGAGCCGTACCGGTCACATCCGAGCTGGTGGTGGTGGCTGCCATGCCGCAAGCACGCAGCAGCGAATCCACGCGGGAAGCAGTGCCAGAGGTACCAGAACCTGCCAGCTCCACCTCAAACGTGATCGACACGCGAGCCTGGCTCAGGATCTGCTGGCTGTGGCCCAAATAAGGGCGGATCAGATCGCGGCTTACGGTGTCAGCTTCGATCGGTGTGATCTCAAGATTGCGGACCAGAACCGCGTCAGTGCCGGCCGGGCTCGAATCGGTCGCGTAGGTCGACTCGATCTTCGTCAGCAGCAGGCGCTTACGGCTTAAGAGCGGCATTGTTCTGGCCCTTTTAGCACCATCCTAGCTGGACAGATCCGTCACACTTGTGCGATAGCGGACTAGGTAATCGCAGGCGATCACGCCGCTTGGTTGGTCGGCTTCCACAAAGTCAAAACTGACCGATAACGGCTGCACATCAATGGCATAACCGCCCAGCGTTAGGTCAGCCATGATTTTGCTGTGCGCACTGGCCACAATAGGATCAGCCAGCTGATCAGGGATATTGCCGCGCACGATCACGGCAATACGAACCGTCAAGCTCCAATCCAACGTGGGGAGGCTGGTGTTTTGCTCCGCTGTATCACTGACAGGCTCGACCACGATCGCCGGGCTTTCCTGCCTGGCCAGCGGTTCGACCCTGCTGCGATAGATCCGGGTGCTGACGCCCGTGGTTCCGGTGAGCGCCGTGCGGATCGCCGTGAGTACCTGTTCGCGCTTGGTAGTCATCGTTATGCCGAGGCAACCTGCACCACTGTGCAGATGATGCCGGGAATGCTGGGATGCGCTAGCGGGGTGGTCTGCGCAGCCTCAGCCAAGATCGAAACCGCTGTATTGGTGGTGGCCCACATCAGTTCGATGTAGTCATTCGCCACCAAGGGAAGCACAAAATTCACCGTGCCGATCACATTGCCGCTTACGCCGCCGTGGCTTGCTGTGATGCTAAAACGACTATCGGTCGCAGCAACATCACCACTGCTGCCGCTGTCATTCTTCCGCAGCCAGACATTCGCATCGTGAATCTGCGTGTCGGCATTGGCAAACTGGATCGAGAAGGTGACGCTATAAACGCCTGGATGGTCAACAGTGATGCGACTATCCGAGACCATCTTGATTCCACGGCTACTCAGATCCACTGAGCGCAGCTTGATTGCATAAGCAGTATTGATCGCCGCGGCGGTCTGGGTGGTCTCATCCCAGAACGATCCCCAATAACCTGGACAGCCGTGATACGACAACTTATTCCAAGGCGTCAGGCCATCGCCGATCTTTAGATTCTGCGTGTTGCTCTCAAGGCCAGGCTCCCCTGCGAGCAGCACAGGGTTCAGTGCAGTCCACTGGCTGCGAGTGTTGACCTTGAAGGGACCGCTCATGTCTTTTGCAATCCAAGTTGCACAAACTTGCCGTCATCCATCAGCATGGCCTCTCTGACGGTATAAGCAGTCCCATCCACAGTGATTGAATCGCCGCGGATGAGACTGCCAAAGTTTGAGGTTCTGGCCGTCAGCGTGTAGTCAGTGCTCAGCACCATCCCATCGCTGAATACCTGGCTTGGCATGTCCAGGATTCCCTTTGCAGTGACAGCGCCAGCCGTGCAGCTGACGCCGAAATCTGCGAGGAATACATCCAGATCCTCAGTCAGTGCCATGATCAGCCGTACTTAGCGGAAGCAAGGCCGAGCACTGCAACAGCGCCAGCACCGGTGCCACCGGCCACAGTGATCGACACTTTGACGAAACGTTTGAGGTTCGTCACGTTGACGTAGATCTTCTGCAGCGAGGCAGTGTTAGCGGAGGTGGTGGTGAAGGCACCGCCGGTCACATCGGTGTAGGAACCACCGGAAGTGTCGGATTCGGTCAGCTTCACGGCGTAGGTGATGCCAGCACCGCCAGCTTCGGCGTCCAGCAGCACAGCCATGTCGCCTTCGTAGCCCTGCAGATCGATGGCAGAGCCGGTCCCAGTTGCGCTCACAACATCGTTGCGGAGCAGGCCGAGAATCGTGGTTTTTGATCCGAGGTTGTGGATGGTCATTGTTTAGCCCTCCGTCGGGGGGTAGTGGGTTTGGGTGCAGGTTGAGTAATTTCCTCAACCACCTCGGCCACCGCAGCGGCAGCCGCAATAGCTTTGCCAATGCCGATCAGAAGTTTGGCGTCGGAAGGGGATGCCTCAAGAACATCCCCAATCCGAACAACCTGGCCTGCCAGCACGGTTTGCCGTAAGACCTTGATCAACATAATCAGAGGGTGTTGTTGCCGCGGCTGAAGGATTCAGGGTGACGGACGGCAATGTCCACATCCTGCAGAGCCACCACGCGCACAGTCCCGGAGGTGCTGTGGGTGTAGGGATCCACCATGATGTCCAGGCCGGAGAAGTAACCGATGATCAGGTCGGCGAAGTTGCCGAACCAGAGATCGCCAGAAGCCACTTGGTTAGAGAGCACACCGGCATAGCCATTAACTTCGCCGTTCTCCATGATGAAGATGCCGGAGCCTGCATCCTTCTTGGTGGTCTTCAGGTTGCCGCGCATGGCAGCGTTCATCAGATACACCGGGGAACCCAGCAGAGCGTTGGCGGTAGCCACGTCGCTTTCTAGTGCCACCACCTCAGCAAAGGTAGGAGCATCAGCAGCGAAGTCTTCAGTGCCGATGCCGGTGGTGTTCTTCAAACCCAAGGGCTCGTTGCTGGAGCCGGTGCCGTACAGACCAGCGGCGTCGATCTTGAGGGCGATCACGCGGGCCAGGTCGTTGCGCACCATGTTCTCCACATCGATGGAGGACTGGATCATCAGACGACGGCTGAAGTCCGTATAGGCCGCGCAAGTCCGGGGCACCAATGAGACCTGATCGACGGTCTGCTGGGATTCGGTGGGGGAACCGGACTCAGCGACCCAGTAGGCGGTAGCAGCACCGGATTGGCGGGGGATTGCCACGTTGCCGGTCAGGCCGGTCAGCACGGTGGCGCCTGCCTGATCCAGAGCAGAGGCGTTGCGCAGCAGATCGATGAAGCTGCCAGCGTCCAGCTCGGTAGCAACAAGGTTGCCGCCGGCGGTAGCAGCACCCACATTCAGGTCGCGGCGCAGCACTTCCTGGGGCACGGTAATGCCACGGGACTGACGGCCGAGCTTTGCGGCAGCAGCCTCGGAGGCTTCGATCTCAAACGCGGCAGCCTCACGGGCAGCGCGATCGGTCGGGTTGGACAGATAGTTAATGGCACGCAGGAAGGAGAAGCTGCGGCTCTCCTGTGCGGTAAGGCCGATTTCAGCGGCGCTCATGGTGACGGGCTCCTGTTTGGTGTCGAGGTTGTCGAGCACAGCAGCGCGAGCATCGTCGATAGAACGACCAGACTCGATCAGCTGGCGGCCGAGATCGGCCATGTTGTGCTTGTCGCACAGTGCAGAAATGCCAGCGATGCGGGAGCGCTCAGCCTCAGCGGCTTCGGCCCGCACCACTGCCAGATCAGGGGTGGTGTTTTCCATTGCAGGAATGGGATCAGGTGTAGGTGCTGCCGAGGCAGCTTGCTCGGCCT